AGTTTTTTGCTTCTGCTTCCTCTGCTTCTACCTCAGATTGTGCTTTTTCGTCAGCCTCTTCTGGGAATGAAGCATAATATGCTTTTTTGCCAAATACACCACTACCGATTAATGCTTTAACAATCAATTGCACGAGGTCTGCATATTGAACCGAACTTTCATCAAATAATTGTTGAAGTTTTTCTTGATAATAAATGTAATCGCGTTTACGACCCTCGTGTTTCATTCCTACAACAAATGCCGTAATTAATTGATTGAACGTCATAGCACCAGCTTGAACGGCTTTAAAAATAGGTTCACCCCAAAGCTGTTCAAGTTCTGCAATTCGACCAATCGTAAAATAAATTGTTTCGCCAGTATTAAATACATCGCATGTGATTTTTTTCATGAGTGCGCACTCCTTAATTAACTATAAATTATGGTTGTTTTAATTCGGACAATGGACCTACGCCATTTAAACTGCCTTTATACGTTGCCACATCGTCATGTGGTGTGTTCATAGACAATTCTGTAATGGAGCAAATGCCTGTCATGTAGGCTTTATTAGGATATTCAATCTTGATGTTGATAAGATCATCATTCAAGAACGCTTTTTCTAACAATTGCAATGACTCTTCGTTAGGCATAAGCAATGTTTCAAGGTCAATGGACCACTCTTTAAGCCCTGGAATAGTAGACTTCCAACCGTTAGTGCCTTTGTGAGATGCATCGATGCTATCAGCCTTACGAGATACATCACCTGTACGCTGTCCGCCTAATAAAAGCCATTCAGCACCTGTTGTTTCGTCGGTGCCAGTATTAACATAAATCAAATAATTTTTACCGGCAGTAGGCATTGCAGCCTGTTGCGGTTTATAAAGTTTTTTTGCTGTAGCTGGTTGAGCTGGCATTAGTAGATACCTCCGTTTGTTTCTTCATTTAAATTAATAAGGCGAGCCACAAACCTGTACTGTGTGCCAATCAATGGCCGTACTGAATCATGGTCGCCTACTTTACTTGTACATTTAATATCGATGATTTGATAACCGCTATCTTGCAAGATACATATATTGGGATTTAAACATCCACAATCATCACGCAGCTTAGTCATGATTTTTTCAAGTTTTGTTTCTAGATTTGCTATTAGTTCGTATCCAACTGATAGGTCCGGGTCATCATTCCGTCCCCAAACTTCAATAAACAATTCCTGTTGCATTTCAGATTGCACAGAGTTATCTCCTGGCATCGTTTCTCCTCGAATAACCATAATAACTCCATGACTATCAATCTTAGCAGCCTGTGGGCGCATAGCGCCTAATATAACATTAAAATCATATCCGGAGCTAACAATGATATCTTTAATATGTTTCATTAACTCAAACCACATATTACCCCCTATAGATTTCAACAGAACAATATCCTTTGTACTCTGTAGGGTTACCTGTAAGCTGCTCTGGTGTTATTCGCGATTCCAATAACTTAATACGAGCTTCATAGTATTCTAATTTTTTAGAATAAAAGTCATCCGTCGAACCATTACTAGTATAACTTCCTGGTAAAGCATACGATTTATTAACGCAGACTTCTCGATAGACATATGCGAGGACTAATTCATCGATAGTAAAACTACGTATAACTTTATCCTTTGACACACCTAATCTATCCGCAAGTACATATAGCCATTGTTCTGCTTTGGATACAGCGGTCTCTGTTACCTCTTGCGTTAGCAATTCATCCACTAGTAGGTCAGCCATATCTTCAAAATTATATAGCATACAGTACTCCTTATATTTCAAAACTTAGCGTAATCTCATCTTTTACTAGCCCTTGTGCCACATCATCTAGTGCAATACCGGTATATCTGGAAAAAATACTAGTAATATTTGAGACATTATTCTGCAACGCTTCATACAAAAATGGATCTGGGGCAGTCCCAGGGTGAACCACTTTCCTAGCAAATATAAATCCATTACCGCCTTGTGGTACGAATCTCAATATCTTTTTAAAATGCGGCCGAATTACATGTGCTGGTGTCCCTGCATGTACAAAAGGGCCGTATTTAGCGACATCACTATCAATAAATACAACCCCTTGCATTCCACTATTAGAAATTCGATAATCAACAGCCTTTTCTAAATTCCCTGTTCTCGAGGTAAATCTATGTTTTTCCTGTGCAGTATCTCGAACTTCAATAGTACTCGCTTTTACTGCCTGACAAATACGCTTGTTGAAAATATCCTGGCTATTCACCGGTGCTTATTTTTTACTACCACCTTTACTGCCTTTTGTAGGCTTTTCAGGTGGTTCAGTATCTGCAGGTGGTTCAGTATCTGCAGGTGGTTCAGTATCCTCCGTTACAATTTCATATCCATGTTCTACAAACCACGCAATATGATTAGCATCTTCAGTAAATCCTTCACCATTAACAAAAGTAACATTGCCAGTTTGTCCTGTATAATCAGACACTGGAGATTTTATAATCGGCATATTGGACCTCCTTATTTAACTTTAATTTTACGGAATACACCTGCAGCTTTAGATGCTTTTAATGCAACCGCGGCAACCATTTCGACCTCGCCTTTCTTTACAGCTCCGGAAGAGGTGAAGTCAGGGAGCCATAAGTTAACCACATTATCGCCAGCAAGAGATACGCCGTGGAAACCATCGAGGCCAAGGCGTGCGACATATAAAGAAGTTTCACCTTGACCATTAATACCTACCACAGGGTCATTGCTACCAGCTTTGGCACCAAGGTCAACTAATGGTGTAATTCCGTAATATTCAACTTGTTGTCCGAATTCATTTAATTGAGTAGAGTACATCGCAGAACGTCTAGCTACTGCTCGAATTTTAGCAATCAATTTAGAGTTGCCCATAATGGCAGATGGTGCACCATCCAAGCCTAAAAGGAATTCATCGAGTTGGTCTAAGAATGTCTTGTAGTTTGCATCAATAGCACCACTATCAGACAAATCGATAGCTGCTGTAGGTGTATATTCAGTAGAAGACCCTAAAAGTGCCTTGTCTAAACCATCAAATGCTTTAGCATTGGTACCAGTATCGCCATTAATAACTGTGTCATTAAACAATGCAGTTGCAGCCTTAACCTTTTGTTCGATTTGTAATGTTACTTCATCAACAATACCGCCCATTTTAGCGATTACACGGTCGATTTCAAAGGATCCGCCAAATACTTTCAAATCAACAGTATGACGTTTACGAGTTACACTTTGAGGTGTGTATTCAGCATTAATATCACGGAAATCTGCAGTTGGTTGTGTTAATAATCGAGTATAACCATAGGTTAAAGTACCGCCACCGCCAGTAGGAGATACAGCATCATCAAATGTTAAGTTTTCAAATAAAAAAGACGATTTACGGAATTCATCAATAACTCCCATTTGTAAATCGTCTTGTACGTTAAGTTTTGCTTCAGCTAATGTAATTGGCATTAGTTTATTCCTCCGTTATTAGAATTTATAAAATTTATTGGGCTTCAATAGCAGCCGCTACGGCCCCCTTTAAACCTACTGGCTTATTACTGCCAGAATTGTTGCTTCCTGCACCGCTTGTGCCTGAACCACTTCCGCGTTTTTGTACATCTTTAATTGCATAATCTTTACCTTTTAGCCATTCATCTACACAATCGTCAACAGTTCCACTAGTACCATCAGACTTAATATATCCATAAGTACCATCTTCGTTGACTTTGATGTTACCAACAATCAGCTTTGAAAATTCCTTAGGATCCATAGCGTTACGCTTCGTCAAAGAATCAACCACGGCTGCAGAAATTTCAGACTGTACACGTTGTGCATCAGCATTTTCTCTTGCTTTACGCTCGGCCTCTACAGAATCCTCCAGGGTTTTAATTCGTTGCTGCATAGCTACAATACCTGCATCATCTTTAATCCCTGTAGAGGTGATTTTTTCTAGCTTGCCTTGCGCATCAGCAAGCTCACGGTCGGCAACTTCTTTTGCCGCTTTTGCTGCTTTCGCCTCATCATTCTTGGCATTAAATTGACTCTTGGAAACGTAGTTTTCACCATAATCCTTAGTCACTGCCTCTGCTTGTTCCTCCGTTAACCCTAACTTAATTAGTTCCTCTTTTGTCATCTGTATGACCTCCTGTAAAATAAACTTTCCCTCTTCGCTTTATTTTCGTGAGCCACACCTCACGACTGCGGTCTTGTTCTTTTACGCCTTCAATACTAAAAAGGCAAATAAAAAAGCACCTGCATAAGCAAGTGCTTGATTGGTTAAATTAAGTTTTAAATTTCTCGTATTTCTACGATTTCACTGGCATACAATTCATATTCGCCAACGTCTATAGACGCTTCGTCTGGCTCATTATTTACGCTAGATGTATAACCCAATAATTTGCCTTTCATAGTATCTCCATCAACGAATATGACTTCAATATTTTCTGACTTGATTTCATCGTATCGTCTACGCAATTCTTTTTCTGTCATTTTCGTTCACTTCCCTTCGGTACAATATGAATGCCTTTATTAGATACATGCACAGTTGCAAAACTAGTACTCCGTTTCGCTCCTGTCTCTTCATGTACATCATACCCAATATGTGGGTATATATCAACTAGTATTTTATGGTTCCAATCGCCATTACGCGAAAACCCTATTCCTCCATTATTCACTCCAGCTCTTATTGCCTTCAACACATCAGAATGTGATGGTTCTACATCGTAATAACTTTTATTTTTTGAGGCATCATATAGCTTACCATCTTTTACATGCATGCTCTGCCGAGCTACATATGATTTATTGAAATATGGAGAATTAATATAGTCTATAACGCGAGCTTTGACATCATCTTTAGTTTCGCTATCTTTCCGTTTAGAGATTTCTTCGACACGAACCTTACCATCTTTTATGTAGTCTTTTAGACTCTCAATCACCGGGAGTCTGCGTTTAAAAACATCTCCACTCCACCCCCTAGCTTTTTCAGTCCACGATATATGTCCATTCATTACTAAGTTGCGTCCATTTACCCCTAATATTTGTTCTTGTTCTGTTTTATTCAACGTCTTTAAATATGACAATCCGCCGGCTTCTACATTAGGCTTTGCAACAGTATTATTAATCATGCCATCGATAACTGGCATAATGCGACAAAGGCAATGTGGATGCGCTGGCAAATGTGGGAACTTATCCTTTGGATACACTCCACGACCTAACCCATATAAGTCTGCGTTAGCGTATACATCGCAAATATCGACAATAGGGTGCCTCGAACTCATTCGCCACCGAAAGGCTACCACATCAGGATCATCTAAATGCCTTGCAATTTCCCCCTCAGCATATGCCCTCGCTCGTTCTGTCCGCGCAATGCGCTCTGCATGATATCTTGCCTTTTCTTGAGTTGCAACGTACACCGCACGATTAACGGCTGCGGCATTTCCTTTCTCGATTACATCCATCAGTTCGCTATATGCAGCCCTCATCCCAGGTGTTGTGCGTTGTTCAATTAAATATCGTACTTTTCTGATTTGATGTTTTACAACATCACGCCCCATCTTATCTGTAGGAAGCACGATGCTTAATCGATTAATACGTTTTATGAATATTGGTATTTCAGCTTTTGAAATAATAGTTTCACTACCGTAACCATCAAATAAAGCTTTTGCGGTTTCCATTGTGTGTTCACCTTTTACTATTGCATCTTGAATAGTACTGGTTACTTCACGCTTCACGGCTAAGGATGCGTTGTGCAGTCGTTTGGATAAATTCAGTCCGTCTGGAGCCCACGCCTTCTGCATGGCCTTTGATATGGTTTGTAATTTATATGGCATGCCTGCGATTATTGCACTTTTAGCTGCATCACTGGTTACACCTATGTCTACACCATATCCCCTAGCACACTCCTCAACCAACTCATCGATTAACGTATCTTTCATTGCCTCCATTACAGGATATTTTTTATATGCTTCTTTAACAGCATATTTAGGCGTGTGCCCTTCGTCTAACAATCGACGTACTTCGGCTTCAAATTCATCAATTATATCGCGTATGACACGTTCGGTATGCTTATTCATCTAGTCGCTCACTGTTCTCATCCGGATTTTCTCCATTTGAATACATGTCATCTAATACTTCTTGCTGTGCAGTAGCTTCCACTTCTTTAACAATAGCATCATACACATTACCGTCAATATTAGGCATATATCCATCAAGGATGCGTTTAAGTACTTCAACATAATATGTTTTAGATTTAAACCCTAAATCAAGGGCTTGCTGTCCTTGAGATAAGCAATCAGCTACATCATTAATGTCAAAGTCCCTTGGATATTCGCATTTATAATTCAACTGCTCGCCAGTCCACAACTCATATAATGCAATAAGGGCTTTCTCTGCATTTTCACACTGTACAGCGAAGTTTGCTAGTCGTTGATTTGTTCTTTTGAATGCCCACTGTTTAGCAACCCCTGATTTTTCCTGCTGAACACCTACTACAGAATCAACACCACCTATGCGGTACATTTCTTTAATTTCAGCTTCCTTTTCTTGCATGATAATTTGTGCCGGCCCATTATCTGGAGCAATAAAAGCAGGAGGATGACTAGCCTCTGATGGATATAGTAATACGTTGTTAACGCCCAAGGTTAAGTCTTCTATTCCTTCATCGGATGGCATGGTTAAAGTAGAAAATGTTTGAGAGTTCAAAATTTGTGTCAATAAACTATCAAGATGATAGACCCTATAGTTCTTTTGTGCTAACGAATAGAACTCTGGATGCGGTAATATAGTTGTTTTCTTAGTGCTACGGCCAAACCATTGCACTACAGGGACACGTCCTAACCCATGTTCACCTTCATTAATAACGCCTCGCCCTTTATCACGAATAGTCCATTTTGTATCTGTCCATTCATAATATACTGTTGAACTACCTCCATTATCATCAGTAATAATCGTTCTATATTCGAATCTAATTATTCGACCTTTGTCATCCAGTTTCCAACCAGTCACATCACTAGGTTCAACTGAAGTTAAATACGGTAACCGTCTATCACGTACATTATCAGCCAAACTTTCACCAAATTCTGCTTCATTGTTAACAATGACATACACAACACCATACATTTTGGCAATCAAAGCTTGTTGCTGAATGTATTCTTGTAATGATGTACCTAATCGATCTGCATCTTTTAAAAACACTTTGAATTTAGCCGTTTCTTTATACTCTCTTCGAATTTCATCATTAAAGATAGGATCTACATTCGCATTAATAATCGCTGCTGTATGATTAGAATAGCTTGATAACTTTTTACGGAAATTATAATTGTCTATGCTTTCTCTTGGATGTTGTTTTAAACCACGACCTAAAGAGAATAACCCGGACCCATAGTACGCATCATGTAATAACTGGTATGCATACTTCTGTTCGTTTGTAATAAACATATAATGAAGTTCCTCCTAATAAATATCAGAATTGATGGATTTAATAACAGGCGCATTCAAACGTTCAACAACGCCTGTCGTTGCGTCTTGAGCATCATCATGTGCATTTTTACCTTTGCGCTGATACTTATACATGGATGTATAGTATTCAGGCCAGCGGTCCTTAAAGTTAACTGGGAATAAAACATAATCCATAACTTGTGTTGAATTTGATAATATTCTAGCTTCCTTATTCTTACTTTGATGAAATGCAGTAATCTTTGTCCGATTACCTGGATACTTTTCTTTTAGTATCCGTTTAACATTTCTAGCAAAACCACGTCCACCATTATTAGACTCTATATCAGCAATATTTACACTATTTCGATTTATTAAATCTGCAGTTTGTTCTTCAGTAATTTCCATAGGCGCATCTGTATACAATACATCTAACACATATGCGTAGTCTTTATATACTCCATACACAATAGCGCACAAGAAGTCGTCGCCAGTATCTGCAGAATCCACATAAGCCTTCACTGCAGAGAATAGTGGATATCCTTTATCATCCCTAGGAACATCCTCATATGTACTGAAATAAGAGTATAGCCTACCTTTGACATCAATAGGCTCTTGTTGGTAATTGGCTGATGCAATATCCTCGCCCATTGCTCTAATTTTAGATAGATAGCTATCTTTTGACAGTACATCCGAGCACAGCATACTGCCATCCTCCTGAACCGCTTTCATCATAATCACTTTAGATTTGAACTTAGGATCATCTTTGAAATGTTCGATTGCACGCCCGGCCAAATCATCTGAAGCCCATCGTGTCATGATTATAATAATCTTCCCTCCCTCTTCTAATCGAGAGAGCATTGTATTTGTAAACCAACTCCAATGAGACTCTTTGACGTTTTCATTATAGGCTTCTTCAGCGTTTTTAATGATGTCGTCAATTATTAAGAGCGTCGCACCGAAGCCTGTAGATGAACCGTCAGGGGATGTAGCGAGATAGCTATTATAGCCATCCTTCAAAGACCACATATGAGCTGCTCCATCGCCCTCTTTGATTTCAACTCCAGGGAATACATCTGAGAAAACGGTTATATTCTCATCAGCTTTAACTTCCTTGATTGCATTTCGCACGCCCTTGGCAAATGTCTTGGATAAAGTCGCATTGTAAGATCCAGTCATCACCTTTTCTTTGTGGTTTTTACCAAGTACCCATTTTGACAAGTTCTGGGCTGTGCGGCTCTTCCCATGCCGTGGCGGTAAATTAAGAATAAGAACATTGTAGATATCGCCCTCATAAAAATCTTGTAAAGCATCGCACAAATCAACTAAATATTGACGGTCGTATTCATAAAAGTCACCCTCTAATAGATGGCAAAAATAAAAGAATTCACGTCTCGCAAGTTCATATTTGAACTCCTGTACAACAGCCGGTGTGAATTCCATATTATCTATCCTCTTTTTCAATAACTTTTCTTATTTCTTCAGTACTTAAGCCAGCTAATGGATTGTGATTTACATTAACATCAATCGTCCGATTCCCCATAGAAATATTGGCAACTTCAGCGCGAATCTTATCAATTCTTGCTCGTTGTTCGTCTGTAGCTAGCGGACTGCGACACATAACGTCGTACTGCTGAATCATTTTAGTTAAAGTGGCCATTGCCACTGATTGGGCCTTCATAAATACTACTTCTTTATCTACCGAAGAAATGACCTTATCTGTTTTAGTAACAGAGCGACTGGTCCCTTTAGCTGGGTCAATAGTAACCTCTGTCCTGTTTTCAGTGACCCGTGTATGGTCTTCTATTCCCTCAACATACATCAGCTTTTGTGCTCTGATAATACGTGCAAATTGAACTTTTATGTTCATATATAGAATATCAATAGGGCTTGATTCCTCGACTTCCATAACAATGTCTAAAGTTTCTTTTGGTAAATATTTCGCTAGCAATCCGTGCTTAACAGCATTTTGATTTTGTTTAGGCGCACCACCAGCATTGTATAATGCATTATGATTACCAGGCTGGCCCCCTCGTTTTCTTGTATGCGTACTTTTATTTTTTGTATGCATACTTTTTTTTGATGTATCGCGGAACCACCCATAGCGTGTCTTCCACGATTTAACAGTCGCCAATGACACCCCATACTTATCGGCAATATCCTTATACTTCATGCCATTTAGGTAGTCCTTGTGCGCTTGCTGATGTGTCGTCACATGGCAGCACCACCTCACTCAATTCATGTTGTTTACAAAAACTATTGGGCAACCTCAGAAAATTCTAAGCGTTGCCCATTTCTAATCACATATACATTTTTATTACTTCCAATAAATTCGATATATCGTTTTACTATTACATCACAGTATTTAGGATCTAATTCAATGCATCTACATCTGCGCTCTGTTTGTTCGCAGGCAATCAAAGTAGACCCTGAGCCACCAAACGGTTCGAATACAAGTTCTCCAGGTTTTGATGAGTTCTTAATTCCCTGTGCACATAATGCAATCGGTTTCATCGTCGGATGTTCACCATTTCTTAATGGCTTATTAAATCGCCATATAGAATCACATTCAGTGCCATTATTAACTTCTATTTCATACCCAGGCACTCTTACTACAATATGGTCCGTTTCATTAGAAAAATGAAGAATATAGTCATTTCCATCTTTTTCGATTTCAAGAGGAAGATTATCATCAATCACAGTAGATTGTTTTCTGCCACCATAAAACTTATGACTAGCACCAGGTTTCCATCCATATAGAATTGGTTCGTGTTTCCACTGGTAATCTTGGCGCCCCATTACAAATGTATTCTTAACCCAAATCAGGCATTGTTTGATAAGTAAATCATTATCTCGAATCGCACGTCTAAATTGACCACCACAACTATCAGAGTGGCAGATATAAAACGCTCCACCAGGTTTTAATGCTTTGTTAACCAAAGCAAATACATCATCAAGAAATATATCAAATTCAGCATCTGACATATTATCGTTTTGAATGGTAAGAGCTTCCTTTGTACCTCCCTCATAAGCCACGTTATACGGTGGGTCTGTAAATACCATATCAACAACGTCCCCCCCCAGTAGACAATCAAGAGATTCTGTCTTTGTTGAGTCGCCACATAATAACATATGCTCACCTAGCATCCATACATCACCGAACTTTGTCATAGGTTCTTTAATTGATTTGATAGCTTCTTCTGCATCAAAATCATCCTCATGAACTTCATCTGCCATTACCTGGTTTAATAGGCTAGCTATATCATCGTCAGAATAACCTGTAAACTCAGCAAAATCTCCCGTATCAGCTAATAACTCTCCTAATAAGGTATTATCGATATCTGATAGTTCGGCGATTCTATTATCTGCAATCAGGTCTGCATACTCTGCGGCTTCGCTTTCATAATCCTGCCGATCAATTGGAACAGTATCTAGGCCTAATAATTGTGCAGCCATTAACCGCCCATGGCCTCTTACAATAAACCCAGAACGGTTACTCACCGTAATCGGAGCTCGCCACCCCTGTGCTTTTATCACTTTGGCTAAAAGAGCTACTTGTTTATCACTATGATGGTTAGGGTTTCTAGGATTAGGAATAACTGAAGCAATATCTACCAAATCTGTATACGCGCAATGTATCGTAATGTTATCTGCCATTATTTCAGCACTCCTTTATTCTGCTTATATTTACCGCATTCCTTATGTACCTTTGCGGTTTTTGTTTTTACTAACGAATGAGATGGTGCATACGACTTACACATATGATCAATATGAATTCCATTAGCCTTGCACCAACCTTTAACATTATTTAGGCATCGTCTCTTTTCACAATACACATCAGTCAATCGTATTCACCTCACTTTCTTAAAATTTGGATACAAAAAGACCGCCCAATCGTATAGATTAAGCGGTCTTTTTGCTTTAGTGTTCTAGGTATTCACTTTGTCGAGAGAGATTAATTTGTTTCCCTATTAACTCACACTATCATTATAAATTGTCAAGAATGACATGTCTATGACAGTTTTATGACAATTTTGTATTGAGCCCTATCACTCCCCAGAGAAGTACAGATAGTTCTTCTACTCCCCTTGCAACGTACCTATGAATAGTACGAACATCTGGCTTTTCAGGGAACGATTCTGCAATCTCTTCTAATGTTTCTCCATCAATATAATACCTGCGCATACACTCACAATACTTAAATTGTTTTGCGTTACACTTCTCAGCATAGATATCGAGCATGTTATTAACATGCCTCATCATCAATGCTGTTTTTTCTTTACTTTTAACAATCGCATTAACTTTTACAATGCTTTTATCGTCAAACATATCAATTAACAGTTCATTGAGCCATATATCCTCGGCTTGTGTCGAATCCGTGATAGCATTGTCTACGTATGACTGTAACTGACTATAATGCTTAAGCAGCTTGATCGTGTTGTGTCGAAGTTTACGACCTAACTGTGCATTTTCTTGCTTGGCTAATTCATAGTAGGTTTTTGTGGCCACCTCAGTGGCCAACCTAGTGATTTTTTCAATTTCGTATTCATTCAAATACATCTCCCCCTTTTTAATTTGTAGTTTAGTCCGAATTGTGTTTATACCAACTTCATAAGAAGCATCTAACAATAATTAAATCATGTTCAATGCTTTCCATTCGCTTAACACAAATGTAGCAATACCATGTTTCTTGGCGTATTCATATTCGCCTTTACAACCTCGGCTAGTCTCCCAGCCATCACACAAGACCAGTACATCACAATGATTAAGTAGGCCTAGACATATACCTAAACCAAATTGATATTGGTCTCCAGTTAAATACATGAACCCATAATTATGGATAGGTGATACATAGTCATGTGTAATATCAACCATCACCAGTTCTTGCATGATTTTGTCTATTTTTTCTTTATTGCTCTTCTTTCCACCATATGGATGAGCCACATATACTAGCTTTTTCTTCATAATACCTCGCTTTAATTAACGCTCTTTATAGGAATATACTCATACGTTCCGATATGTGCAGGATTACATAATTCTCTGTATCAGTTATAATTTCATCTGCCATCGTTCCTATGAACTTCCTGTTATCGTTTTCTAGTACACCAGCTAATTGTAATCCGTCCAAAATGAACTTCTTGGCAAAAGCCACATTGTCAGGATCATGCCTGGTCGATGAGTGCCATTCAAATAACAGGTCTACTTTACCCTTAACCGATTCTATCTGTTGTGATAGACATTGTTCTTTGACCTGCTCGGTGCATTTCTTTTTCATAGCGGCGGCTGCTATAGTAGAACCACGCTCACAGTCAATGTACTCATTCAGTGTTGGGAATCTATCATGGGTTTTCTTTCTAAATCGAAACTGACAACGTAGGATAATCTTCATCGGTGCGAGTCTCCCCAAAATATAGCCTCTTCATAATCTTTGCCACGTAATCTATCAATCACTCGTTCGCTATAATGGTCTTTTGTTTGGTCGTTATTATAATTAGTTGTCAGTATAACTGGCTTCATATCATGGTATCGGCCAATAATAATGCTTTCAACTTTTGTGTGCACCCAATCAGATTTAGAATACTCCGCTCCAAAATCATCTAACAGCAACAGCGGAATATTCCTGAGCTTTTGTTCATAATTTAGAAATGCAACTCTATCACCCTTAGATAATGTGAGCATAATGTCCAATAGACTAGGCATAGAAATCATCATACAGCCCCGTTTTAGCGCTAAAACCTCTTTCAGAATACTAACTGCTATAGAAGTCTTTCCAGTGCCAGCAGGCCCCCTTAAAATCAATCCTTTGCCACTTTTAATGTTTGTCTCTAAGTTATCTTTATAGCGTTTGACTACTGCGTAGGCTTCAGAATTTTCTTCAGGAAAATTTCCATGTTTACGTAACCACTCAAAATCCATGTCATAGTATCGCCGAGGGATACCAACAGCAGCATAATCCCCATTGACATCACTCTTAATCACTACAGGCTTATCATAAACAGGATAAAAGAACTCATCCTTTACCATGGACTCTCTCGTATTCTGCTTGCCAGTCGACTTCTTCCTTTTTTCGAGAAACGTTTCTAGCATTTCCGTTATGTTTACTTGCTCCAAAATCTTTTTGCACCTCCTTCTTTAGATTCCCTGCCGTGACAGTTTCAACATACTTGATGCTATTACCGCCATTTTCTGCAGTTGTATTAACAGCCACAATAACTCGTTCCTTCCCATAAGACTCAACCAAATCATCTAACCGGTCTTTAATGACAGGTGATACAACTCCAATTGATTTCATATACAAATCGTAAATAGGCTTATTTTTTACTTCATCATCGTCAAACATAGATAGAGGATTTTCATCTTCACGCGCGCGCGTATCTCTCTCTATATTATTTCCTTTCCTTTCCTTTCCTTTAGCTTGATTTGCTTGATTTGCTTCGTTTGCTTGAAGCATTTGCTTCGTTTTGCTTCGTTGTTCTGCGCTCTTGAGGCCACCTAAACGCCCAGCCTCACTGCGTTTGCGCGATATTTCAATTTGCTTATTTTTCCGAAGCAAATTCCGTCGAATAAGAGATGGGGACCAAAAATACTCTCCATCCGTCTCTAGCAATTCGCACTCATTTATAAGCAAATTTATAAATGCTTCAGCTTGCTTGCTTTTGCTTGCTTTTGCTTCGTTGCTTGAAGCATTTGCTTCATTTTGCTTCATTCCGAACGCTATAGCCAACCCTGCAAATGTGATTTTATCCATCGGCAATTTATAGTCTTCTTGAACCGCTAACTGCTCTATGAGTATCCACCACCAAGCGTATGCAATAACACCGCATAGTTCTTTCATTACGATAATTTTAGGATCATTGCTGGCATTGACGTCGTGACTGAAGTAGTATACATCCCTACCCATTCATTATTCCTCATCTATAAACAAACTATCCTGGGCTCGGTTCCCCATGATAAACTTTACACATTCATCAATTAAGTCTTGCACTGAAATAGCAAATGTACGATCTGCATACTCTATCGGCAACCAATCAGTCTTGAATTTCAGTTCATCAGTAGAGTTTGCATCTTGTATAATGCCTTCAATGAGGACTTTATCTACCACATCCTCGATAACGCCATATTTAAACTTGAATGACCGTACGACAAACGGGATGTTAAACTCCTCCAGGAATTCAAAGTTCTTTTTCATAATAGCCTGTAGTCGGCTGAAAGCTTGCATAAGTTCAGGTCGTGGATCATCTTTAGATTTAATGGTAAAGACATCTGTCAAGCCTGTAGCAGATGGTTTCTGATAGGCGATATTGATATCATTATCTGTAATTTGAATCGATTTAACAATCATAATGGACTCCTTTCTTGTTCTACGATTACATATTTGCCGGTGGCAGCTTCAACAGCTTGTTTAAACATAGCGGCATCAGAGTTTTCATCGGATAAATGAAGCAGCCGAATGTCCTGGCACTTAGTAAGGTCCATAGACTTTAGAAATTTAATAACATTCTCTAACGAAAAATGGGATTGAATTAATCGTTCCATACGTTTCTCATGTAGGCATCCATCGTCAACGCGTTGGTTTAGGATTTCATATGAATGATTACACTCGACCATGATATGATTCACATCTTTAAATGTGTATCGACAATAATAGGTGTCGGTAATATATAAGAGTTTCTCTTCACCATCGGTAATCAAAAAACCAACATTCGGAACATCATGCTCTAATTCAAATGGTAAGATAGTAAAATTACCAACAGAAAATTGAATCTTAGGCGTTATATAGACCACTTTATGATGTCCGGCAACATAGATAGCCTCAGCTGTGTCTTTGAGCATATACACACGATGTCCGAGTTTTAATAAATCAGGCACGGCCTTGCAATGGTCGCCATGTTGATGAGTCACTAATGCACCGCAGAGATGTACAAAATTAAATCGACAATACCGCTGTATGTCTTTAAATGCTAATCCTGCATCTAGTAATAATTCATCCCCATTAGTTGAGGTTTTGATTCGGTAGCAGTTCCCTTTTGAGCTGCTACCGAATGCTTGAATACTAATCACAATTAATCACCAAACATATTGACGACTTCGCCTGTTTCAGGATCTACGAATTCATTTGTAGGACCAGGTTCGATATCAATAGCTTCAGAATTTGCATTATTGGCGATTGTTTCTGCTACATCTGATTGAACATCGATGGTTTCACCTTCGAAATCAGGGGTAAGCTCGCCATTATTATCACGAATAACGGAACCATCTACAGAGATTGCATTAGCCATACTCTGCATTTCGACTGAGAGAATGCCATATTTACTTAATAACTGTTTAAGTACGGTTTTAACCGCCATCGCATCAAAGTCAGTTTTCCAAAGGCCAAACCCTTTTTTGTAAGTTTGAGAATACTTTTTAGCATGTGCTTCCATTTCTTCTTTAGTCATGTATAGGTATTGCTCGTAACCATTCTCTAATCTGAAATAGGCCAAATATCCAACAACATCATCTCCAGTAGGTTCCCCTAATTCGAATTCGCCTGTTAGTCGATTCCGTTTCTTTATTTCGCCTTCATAGATTTTAATAGCATTAATTTTTTTGTATTTGCCAGATCTAATCGCTAGCTGAATATACCCTTTGTATCCCATTTGAAATTGGGCTTCATAAATTTTCTTTTTCCCATTATAAAATGGAACAATATAAGCGAAGCCTAAATTTTGATTAATAGGAAGGTCTAATGTAGCGGCCATAATACCAGCAGTAACTACAGTAGTAGGATCTGCCTTAGTTAAGAGTTCATTGTTATTAGAAACAGAAATCAAACTGGATACAAATGCTGCTGACTTCTTCCCTAATATTTCATTGAACCGTTTTTTTATAGAATCACTCGACACTAAAGTTTTCAATGATTGAGTTTGTAATTGTGTTTGTGCTTTCGCAATTTCTCCCATTGTATGCCTCCTATGCTACGTCTTCACATACTGCGTGTATATTTAATTTAGTTAAGATACTATGAATTTCTAAACGGCCTTTTTGTGTCCACTTAGTCGTGATTTTAGAATCTAAGCGACCATCACTTCTGCAGAATGTAAAGGTTTCTGATTTGGTAAAACCTTTCGCCATATGCTGTTTGTAGAGAATCCATTGATCACCGACCTTACGTTGTAGACCAGCTTCATGCAAAATTTTATTTAACTCTTGAGCACTAAGGCCATAGTCAGCTGCAATTTGAGTAATCGCTAAGCAGGATTTACTTGATAGAATTTTATCTACGTAATCCTTAACCGGTTTAAACTCCGCAATCTGCTGTTCTTGTTGTGCTACAATTGCTTTCGTTGCATTATGTGATTCTACCTCATCGGCATATGCTCTAAGTGCTTCAGGCAATGTCTGCGGAATCACCATAGAATAAGAACCGGTTTTTCTAATAGCAGGGATTACATCATGTGTAATCCAACGTTTGAATTCTTTGGCTTCAGGTTTTCGACTTGATAACACCAGGCTATATAGCCCGTATTCGTTTACAGTCAATAAATTCTGATTGCCTCCAGGGGTAGGAATTAAATTCGTACCCTTTTCATCTTCATCTAAACGCCCTACAGCTTTAGATGTATCATTAATGCCTAAACATTCGCATACATCTTTTGCTACAAACCATACTTCATCGTCTAACTCCTGGACTCTAACTCGCCCAAAAGAAATGTTATTGAAAACTTGCAATTCGTCCATATCTACACCTCCTTAACCACTAGTTGTGGTTCTGATTCATCAACGATAAGCTTAATAGTTTGACTATTAACGGAAATAAAGTCAGTAACAGCTTCGGCATTATCGATGAACACGGGCGCATTAACTTTGAAATAGCTAGTTAATGCGTTGATGATATCAAGGCCTATATTAATCCGTGCAGCATTATTCATGCTACGATACGGAACTCCCTTATAGGTAGTTTCGCAACATTCCTCAACATTGCCATTCAACATAACATTAAACATCTTGAATCGTGCTAGTTTGAATCTGGAGTTAATAACATCTTCTAGCATGTTGACCTTAGCTTTGATAAACTCATCCATTAAATATGATGCTTCATCGAGCTTTGATTTTTCTGCTGCTAATTCAGCCTGCTGACTTTCTAGTTCCGCTACACGAGTATCAATCCGCTTAGCCTCTTCGTATTTATTCAATTCAGTTTCAAGGTTAATGCGGTGTTCTTTCGTTGTAGCAATACGTTTGTCTATTTCTGCAATTTCTTCAGAATGATCTGTGTTAGATTCATCAAGTTTCATCTGCAGCATGAACTCTTCTGTCTTTAAATCAGCATATACAGAATCATCATCAAGCACCGGCGCTGTTAGCATTCCAATCTCATCAGTTATTGTTTGTTTGACGAGTTCCTTCGCCTTAATAAGGGCCTCTAATGTTTCAATAGGCTCTAAGCTGGCATCTCTCTTTTTAATATTCTCAATATCTTGTTGCTTCAGTTCAATAGACTGATTGATTTCTTCTAATCGCTTAGATTTTCTAAGGTTAAAATTCGTTTCAGCTTTTTCACGTGCAGCTTGAATTTGCTCTGCAGGAAGTTTTTGTCCGCAGGTTGGACAATTCTCATCGATATCCATTACAAATGCATCCGCATTAACCTGCTGACGTTGATGCATTAGCTCGTTAATAACGCTCTCGATATGTTGAATATCCCTATTGGATGCATCAAGACGATGCTTTGTGTTCTCAACCTTAGAAGATAGATTGTTAAGTTCAGATACAACCATATCGTATTCATTCGACTTTAATGCAGATTGTTTTTTATATTCCATCTGCAGTTCACTTTCACGAGCCATCAATCGACGTTGTACATCTCTAAGCTCCGCTCTAGTATCAACAACCGCATGTCCATTCACTAACAATGCTTTGTCTGCCTCTAGAGTTTCTAGCGTTGTAGTTGCTAAGCTAATCTCCTGAATAAGAACGTCTCGAGGAGTATCAATGGTAGGTTTCCCGCGCAAGGCCTCATCAATTCGAACTGGAATCATATCTAGCTCTTTATTGATGGCGGTTTTCTTAGCAGCTACTACCTTTCGATGATCGTCTACACTATGGCCCGATAAGATATCAGTTAATGCTTTTAGTTCACTATATTCTGCGATAACATCCTCATCTGATATATCTCCGCACATCTCAAGTAATAGCTTTCTGCGGTTCTGCCAGGAATATGTTTCGTTGAAATACAACGGATTAGTAATTAATTTGAAAATATTTTCATCAACTAATGAATTTACAATCTCCTTATATTCCTTTTCTTTCTTAGGAACACCATCGACAAAATAGTCTGTCGTATGTCCGGTCATAGTGACTTCGCCACCACGAGGGGATGAGTACTTCTCCCGGTACACACGCTTTAATGCAACAGTACCCCCTTCATCCAATGTAAAAGTGCCTGTTACCTCGTGATTGACTTTATGAATAGGTTCGCCAGCTTCAAGTGTTTTAATCTCAAAGTCGGCTCTATCTAAGCTGTCCTTGCCGAACAGTAACCAACATACAGAGTCAAATATGGTTGTCTTGCCGGTAGCATTATCTCCGCGGATAATAACATCTCCATTAAGATTTATGGTAAAGGACTTTAGCCCTTTAAAATTTAGTAATTCTAATTTTGTGAGTTTCATATCATTCTCCTATACAACGGTGGCATCCACATCAATAGTATGAGGTTCAATTTCCAGTTGATTAGCCCATTGCATGACCGTCGAATTAATCTGAACGTTCTTTTTTAGTTTTTCATTAGCAAAGAGCTTCGCCTGGACTAAGTCGAATATTTGACGTCCTTTCTTTTTGCCTTTATTGTCCAATTCTAAGCACGCAACTGGTTTCATAGCATCGTCGGTAACTACCACTATTGCAGTAGTTCCTTTCATAACCCTATCTCGGTATGATCCAACACAGTTTTTCAACCGTTTGCCTGCAGTCATTAAATCTGCTGCAGTTTTCGGAACCATAAAATGCATGCCGTTTACATCTGCCTGAAGCTGTGGAACTTCAGGAAGCATTACGTCGCCGTACTCCTGCTTGTTGTAAACATTAACTACCACATCATGAAAGTCTTTTAACTTGCAATCAGAATCCCAAACTTGGGATAGATATTCCTTTTTTATTTGACTATACATATTAACAATATCCTTAACATCTGACGATTCAGCATTTAACAGATACCTTAATAAATTGCGTTCCCCATAGCGTTTAGAAAGTCTAATCCACATATTCTTGATTTTTGAAGATTTAACCCCCATACATTCGCCAAAATGGCTAGCGTCAAATATTTTTGCAGATTCATTATCTGGATCTTTATTCCGCTTAAGAGTTAATATTGTCCTACGGTTGTTTTCATCCTTAAAGATACCTAGCATATCGGATAGTTTAACAATCATAGGGTCTTCAACCATCATGTTGCGTAATAATTTGCTATTAGGCGATTTGTGGTAAATCCGTAACGCTTCAAGAAAACCTATTCCTTTTTTAGTCATAGTTAATATTTCATCACTAAATGGAATATCACAAGCTGTGCAGCGCCAATAAAACTCGCCCCATCTAATGTTGCTTTTAATTAACTTGGTAATAGGCGGCATATCAGGGGCAGAAATTTTTAAAGCCATATTGACTAACATAGAAAGTCCATATCCTCCATATTCATCAATAGAGTGTGGGATGTAAATGCCTTTTACCTTATATCCACACTGTTCTGTTAAGCGCCTTTCAAACTCGAGACGCAATGCTTTAAATAAATGAGCCAAACGTGATTTGTTAACGTCGTGCACCGCATAAGATTTGCCGATATATTTAAGCACCATCATAATTGGTCTTTCATGATCACGGATATAATCAATTGTCAAAGGATGTTTATTTTTGTATTTATCAATATAAATAGTCTGTTTATTTTTAAAGTCAAATCGCAAAATTTCTTTGTAAGAGCCGTCCTTTGATGTGCCATCCCAATATAACCGGATGCCTTTATATCGTATTCGTAAGTCAATGAAGTTCTTATAACTTAGAACGTCAATCTGCATCTCTTCAGGAACCACTTCATGTTCACTGTTGGCCAATAAAACTTTGTGCATAAATGGGTTAGAATGAATGCCACAATTTGGGCAAGTATAGTACTTAGCCGCAGTATAATATCCTCTTCCCATATTGTATTTTCTATTCCAACTACCACCGAACGTATGTCCACAATCACAGTGATGGATTGTGGTGTACGAAACATCATAACCCTTTTCAATTATGATGCTATCGAACATTTTATGGATGTATAAACTTGACACAGTTTCCACAGAACGCCACCGCCTTAATCGTCGAACATGGCAAAGATGTTCGAATTTTCTTCTACACTAGGCTCAACCGTTGGTTGCGTTTCATCTGCAGCTGGTTTGCTATCTGGTGCAGATTCTTTAGCGGTTTTAGTCTTACGTGTACGCTTTGGCTTTTCTTCCTTTGCCGCATCTTCCGTTTTTCCTTTAGGCGTAGCTGCCTTAGGGGGCTCTACCACATCAAAGGCTTTTACAATCGCATTGGATGCTTTCATAACTCCTTCTGTGTAAGCAATACCAGCTTGGTATTCTTCAGCGTTACCAGGGTCCATTTCAATTGCCTTTTGTAATATGTCTAGCGACTTTTTACATATGTCTGCTTGGCTTTTAAATTGTTGCTTAGCCATATTTAAGCCTCCTTCTCTGCCATGATGGATTTCAAATCGGTGATAAGATCATCTGTCAAAGAGTCACTAGATGGACGACTAACACCATGCTTGCCAAAAATCGCAATCGCTTTCTTAGCTTTTACGCCATCCTCACCCATCCATGCACGGAATTCTTTATAAAAGGCTTTTTTATCTACAGGTTCAGCAGTTACATCTAATGCTGCATCTTGATTCGGTTCTTCAACAGTAGCCTGTTCTTCAATTAGCGTTTCAGTAGGAGCAGGTTCTACTACAGTTTTGGTTACTGGTTCAACCTTTTCTTCTTTTTTAGTTTTTGTTGGCTTACCTTCGAAATCTGTTACAGGAACATCATCTGCAGGCGCTGATACTTCATTTTCTAAGATTTCTACCTTACAACCTTCAGCTTCAAGTTGATTTATACCTTCTGCAATCTTTTTACTACTCTTTTGAATTGCTTTCTTGAATGTATCCTCGAGTTTACTTTCTGCAAGTTCAAGACTGGTGCCTGACGTTACTTTAACAATTGGCTTTTCCGACATACATTTGCCTTGGCATTGATGATTTAATCGCTCATTCCAATCTGCTACTTGCACTGCTAGATCGTCCAATGTATTGAATTTAATAGTTAAGATGTTTTGGTTTTCCATGATTTAATCTCCTTTAGAATTGAAATATTAGTTCTCCATCAACTAGTTGACCTTATACAACTTTTGGCATTCCTAGTTTTATCAACTTATCAATGACAGCTCGTTTTTGAGTAATAAAAATGCATCTGCGTTCAATCTGACTCGCTGTCGGTTTAATCACAAATGGTTCGGTCTCCACTGCAGGGGATACACATATTACTCTGTTGTTAATATCAATACCGACCTTGAAATACTCTGGGCCTTTAATTTTTCGATAGGCCATCATTGATAATTTGATATAGCTCTTACATGTAACAATAGCAACTTTCATAGCTCTATCATGTTTACCGTTATGTTTTTCAAAGAAGCTAAAATCAAATGTATTTATAGCTGGTTTTGATTTTTTCTTTGCTACAAGTTCAGGCATAATACCTCCTTTTTAGTAACGACTTAATGTGTTACAATTAACTTGGTTATTTAACTAGAGCTCGTATCTCATTGCCGTGAGTACGGGCTTTTTTACATTTATTTTTAATGTGTTCGTCATGGCATCTCTTACACACCCTAATAGCTTTTCGATTTACTTCATCGAATATATAGCTATAGGTATATGGGATAATCCGTACGCCACATTTTGTACAATTAACACGCTTCATATATCACCTCCTAAAACCAAAGTGGCATCAACGCAAACAGAGAAACAAACAGCATGCAACTAACCAGCATGAATATAGCCAAAAATAATTCTTGCATTAATGTTTCCATTATTCACCTCCATGTTTAACTACATATATCAACATGGCGCTCGCCCATAATATCCCTACGGCCATTACTAGATCAGGTATGATGTAGCCTTGTACATCTGAACCCTCTAGCAACCCGAACATTATAAGGGACGCTATCATGATAAATTTATTCATCTTTCACTCTCCTATTCTTGCCTGGCATCTTTTCGCTAACCAGGCATTAAACGAATCTAAATGAATTAAGCGTTTACCGCCACGCTGTCCAATCTTCATGGACGGAAAATCAAAGTCTTCCGCCCATTGGCGAATGACAGCAGGTGCTACACTGGCCAATTCAGCAGCTTCATCAACTGTGACGCAGAGTTTATTTCTATTCATGGAAATCTCCTTTCGACACAATAAATACTTTTGATATAATCACCTTGAAAGGAGGTGATTATATGCAAGCGACTATCAAATTAAAGGATGGCGAATATATCGGAATTGATAACTTACAACTCATACGCCAACATGAGTCTACCTACGTAAAAGCAATTGATATTACTGATTTTGAAAACTTTAAGCTATATCAAACGCAATATACTTTTATTGGTAATACAATCCATCTGTTACATTCCGATGATATTGTGTATATTTCCTTTAAAAAATAATTAGCGTAAGACTAGATTAAGAGTGCACTCACAAGTGTGCTCTTTTTCTAATTCATCTATAAGCTTTACAATTTCCTTGAGTTGTTCTTTGGTACTTGTCTCTGCATTAATAACGACAGTCATTTTGTTTACGCCTCCTTTCTACTGCCACTAATGTTGTTGGTGGCTTTATCTTCTTTCACTTAATTTCTTTTATAAGCTCAACGGCTTAAGACCCACGTCCAGCAACTACAATAATCAAAATTCCTGTCAGCACGAGCCCTATAATATATCCGATGACAAACTCCATATTTTCATCTCCCATCTTTCATTCACTAAAAGGCTACTTATACTTAGGAGTTAATACAGCA